CATAGACTAGTCCTCGCTGTCGGCCAATTCAATGCGCAGGGCCTCATTGAGCACAAGGTCAAACCGAGGCCCTAGTTTGGCAGAAAGATAGTGGCCAAGCACCAGCCACGCCTGGGCCAAGCCTACGCATTTGCCAAGAATTATGGGACGCCCATCGGAACCTTGGCCATCGTGGGCGTAAAAGACCCGAGCTTGCTCGGCCTCACTAAAGCGCACCTTCAAGGCCTCATAGAGCCCCTGGGGCGATAGTGTGGGTAGCTGGCCTGCCAACGCCAGCGCACCTTTTGCCAACAAATCCAAGGCCATGATTAGTTGTAGCACACACAGCCAACAAACACAAGGCCTAAGTGGGTTGGGTGGTTGTGTGGGCCAGCCACCGCCAGCGGCCAGCCAAGCGTTGGGGGTGGGGGGCCTTGGGGGGCCAAACCCTCGCCGACCTGCCGGCGCCGTTTAGGTACTAGGCCCGCCGCCGCTACCCAATTACTAGGTACTTGTTAGCCAATGCCCCCCTAATACAGCCTCTGCTAGCCTAGGCTAGCCTCGGCTGGCCCGCCTTGGTTGGCCTACCTAGGCTGGCTTACCTAGGCCGTATCCCCACCCCCCCTTTCCCCCCCGCCCCACTAGTTATAGCATGGGTTGGCAGTGTGTCAAGCAATTTATTTTTTGTAGGCTATGGTGTGTAGGCTATTGCAGGCTTTTAAAAGTGTGCTATAGTGGGTTTGTGGTTGGCGTTGAGTGCCAATACACGGGGGTGGGAACAAGCCAGGCTAGGCATACTAGTTCCTGGTAACCGTAACTATGGCGTGCCCGGCAGCGATGTGACCCGCTGCCGGGCTTTGTGCTTGGTGTGACTTGGCTGGCCACTACACACCCAAATTCCTAGAGCTAATGCAGGCAGTGAAGGCTGCGGCATCGCTGGGCCCTAGTCCTGATGAGGCCAAGAGGCTGGCTTCGGTGGCCTTTCGCGACGGGTGCCTTAAATTGGGCCATCTAGAGCGAATTAAAAATCTCTATCGTATTCAACACAAGACTAAGCGTACTGCTAGTTTCTTTGTGCCCAATGGGCCGCAGGAGCGCTACCTGGCTACCAAGAAAGGCCACGACATTGTGCTCAAGGTACGCCAAGTTGGCTTTACTACCCTAAGCTGCATTAGGGCCTTGGACTTGGCCTTGTGGGAGCCCAACTTTCGCACGGGCATTATGGCCCACATTGACAAAACCGCTGCCAGTATTTTCCAAGACATAGTTAAGCCTGCCTACGACTGGTTCGTAAAAGATTGGTCGCATCTTTATGCGCCTACGGCGGTGCACGACAGTGCCAATACCCTGGCTTTCGAGGACGATGGGTTAGGCCGAAAGCTCAATAGCAGCATTAGGGTGCTGTATGATTTCCGTGGCAAAACTGTGCAATTTCTGCACGTTTCGGAAGCGGCTCGCATTGAGCTAGAGCGGCTTCAAGGCTCGTTGCAAGGTGTGCCCGATAACGGCGAGATTATTTTCGAATCTACCCCCAACGGTCGTGGCGGGGAGTTTTATCGCTTGTGGCAGCTATGGAAGACGTTAGGCGACAAGGCTCCCTATCGAGGACACTTTGTTCGCTGGTTTGACTACTACCCCGAACACCCCGAGGATTGGTCAGCAACATTCAGCAACGCGACGCTGACTACTGATACGGCGTCCAAGCCTAGCGACCCTAATGCAGTCAGCATTGAATTGACCACGTTTGAGCAGCAGCTTGTAACCGAGTACGACCTTAAGCCCTACCACATTCGTTGGCGACGTTGGTGCATTGACGCCAAGTGCCAGGGCAACCCCGACATTTTCGATAACGAGTACCCGGCGGACGATGATCGCTGCTTTCTGTCGGGCGAAAACCAGGTGTTTTCCCGGTCGGCCCTTTTATACCACGCCAAACGCGTTAAAGAGCCATTAGAGCGCGGAATGATTGTTGGGGCACCCCAAGGTACCCCCCGATTCATCGAAGACGCTAAAGGCTGGCTAGCGCTTTGGGCGCGGCCTAAGCAAGGCCATACGTATGTGATTGGGGCCGATAGTAGCGCGGGGTTGGGTGGCGACGCTTCGGCGGCCTACGTGCTGCACCAACAGACCGGGGCCGTTGTGGCCCGCATTTGGGGCCAGCTACAGCCCAGCGAATTTGCCGAGGCTTTGGATGCCCTTGCGCGGTGGTATAATATGGCCTTTATTTGCCCCGAGAGCAACAACATGGGCCACACGGTAATCGAGGTGCTAAAAGCGCGCGGTTACCGCAATATTTATAAGCGCAGGTCCATTGACTCCGTTTCCAATACTACTAGCTCAATTTATGGGTTTAGCACTACGGCCCAGACAAAGCTGGCCTTAACAGAAGCGCTGCGCGAAGCGCTAAACAACCCCGACGAGTTGCAAATCTACGATCACGACTTGATTAGCCAATTGAGCACGTTTGTGCAGATAAGCGGAGCCGGTGCCACTAAGGCAATTAAACGCGAGGCCGCGCCGGGCGCGCATGATGATTTGGTTATGGCTTTGGCATTGACATGGGAAATGCACAAAACTCGTGTTATCATAGACCCTAGCCAAGAAAAGGATGCCGACCCAAACCCAACTGAACCCGATCCTTGGGATGAGTTGGCCGAGTCCGAAGAGTTTAACGAAGAGTTTGGTTCAGACGTTTCTTCTGATTATTGGGATTTTGATTGAACGCTTCTGATGATGTTTTGATGATGCCCACCGAAGATGCGAAAGATCGCATCGAAATGGTGCGCAAGTTTATGAAGCAGTCGGATGACTATAGACGTCCGCACCTTGAGTTGGCGTCTACTTGTCGCACGCTTTACCAGGCGTGGAAAACCGACGGGCCTACGGCTATTAAGCGCCCTCAAATTCGTCTGCCTTACGGCTTTGGCATTATTGAATCGCAGGTGCCGCAGCTTGTTGAAGCCTTGTTTGGCGAGTCGCCTTATATTACAGTCGAAGGCAATGAGCCAAGCGACATGGTGTTTGAGGACTCGCTTACCGATTTCCTCGACCTACAGGCCCAGCGCATGGATTTGGCTAATAAAGCCTATTCTTTCTTTAAGGCTGGTTTGCTTGATGGCACGGCAATTGCCAAGGTGCCGTGGCGGCTTGAAGAGCAAGAAGTTGAAACGGTTGAGCGCACGGTAAACCCCGACTTTTCGGTTGAAGAGTCGGTTACGGTTACTACGCGAACAATCTTTGATGGGCCGGATTTTGAGCAAATTAGCATCTTTGATTTCTTTCCTGATTGGACCTGTCGCGTTCCTGGCTCGATTGAAAAAATGCGCGCGTGCGCGTTTCGGTCGTGGCGTTCGCTCGATAGCATTCGCGAAGATTTTGGCGACGATGCCTATAAACTGCTTACGCATTCGCTAAACACCAAATCAAGCAACGGCCAAAGTAACGCTTGGGCTACCCCCTATTTTGCCGATTCATACGAAGTCAAAAAAGACCGCTTTAACGACAACCCCGACAGCCGAAAGAACGTTGGCCTTATCGAGGTGTGGGAGTGGTGGGGCAACGCCAAGATCAAAGGGCGCAGGCAGCCCGCAGTAATTATTATTGCAAATGGCGACGTTGAGTTGCGGGCGGTGCCCAATCCCAGCAAATACAAGTTTAAGCCTTTTGTGGCGTGGACTAACTGTGTGCGCGACGGGGAGTTTTACGGCATTCCTGAGTTGCTGCCGGTCAAGGGCCTGCTAAAAGAAGCAAACGTGCTGCGCAATGCGCGTTTGGACCAGGTGCGGCTTAGCATCTATAGCATGTATCTTGTGGACCGGGCTGCGGGCGTAAACCGCAACCAATTGACTACGCGCCCCAGCGGCATTATTTACACGAGCGACATGAACGGCGTGCGTCGGCTTGACCCGCCTACTACCGATGCTACGGCGTTCCGCGAACTGGGGGAAATTCAAGCGGAAGCCAAGGACGCGCTCGGCGTAATTGCAGGTACGCCCCAGTTAAGCCAAGCCGCTCGCACCTTTGGGCGTTCGGCTACCGGCGTGCAATATATTAACAGCTTTACCGCCAGCCGCATTTCTACAAAAGTTAAGCTAGCAGGGCAACAGGTTCTTGAGCCACTGTATCGGATGATGCTACAATGGAACGCGCAGTTTATTCTTGACGAACAGTGGGTGCGTGTGAGCGATCCTAATGCGCAAAACCCGTTTACCGTGCTTTCGCCTGACGCCTTTGAGCGCGCCATTGATTTTCAGCTTAAGCCAAACTACGACACTGGCGGAAAGGATGCCGAGTTTGCTAAGCTGTCGCAGCTTGGACAGTTTTTGCAAACAGCAGAGTCAACGCAGCCTGGCATTACAAACTGGGAAGTGTTTTTTGAGTCGGTTGGGCGCAGCTTGCTAGGGCGGCGTTCCCGCAAGTTTATTCGCAGCCCACAAGAGCGCATGGCGTTGATGCAGCAGCAATTGGCTACTGCGCAAGCGGATCAACAGGCAACGGGCGCTGCCGAGCAAGGTGCGCCGTTTGATCCGAGCACCGGGATGGGTCAATGAGCATTAACCAATCACAAGCAAACGCCATAGCTACTGCGGTAGGCCCAGAAGCGCAGAAAAATATTCAGCGCTATGTGCAGGCTCGTGTTGAGGCTGCTGCCCGTGCTGGTCTTTTTAGTATTTTTGTTGATTACGACCTAAGCGGCACGGCGGGCTATGAGCTTGGGTTGCTGGGTTTTGGTATTACGCAGTCGGGCAACCAGTGGGTTGTTGACTGGTCCGGCGGTGCTCCGCCCCCGGTTCCGCCTATTCCGGGGCCTACCTATGTTATTCCCCCGGTCAATGGCGGCACGGGTATTAATTCTTATACCATTGGCGATTTGATTATTGCTACGGCGGCCACAACGCTAGCTAAGCTGGCTATTGGCGCTGCCAACACGGTTCTTACGTCTTCGGGCAGCTTGCCGCAGTGGGGCTTGCTTACCGACAACAACATTTCGACTACTGCTGATATTACGCTGTCAAAAGTCAATGGCGGAACGGCGAACCGTCTCATTGCGTCAACTGGTCCACTAAACCGCCTTGCTGTGTTGCCTGCAATTACTCCTGGTAGGCTGCTTGCTTCGGACGCAAGCGGTCTTCCGACGGCCCTTGCGGCCATCACGCCGGGCCACGTCCTCTACGCCGACGCAAACGGTCTTCCTGTTGGCGAAGCCGTGCTTGCAAAAAGCCGTGGCGGCGCTGGCGCTGACATGTCGGCAGTGACCTTTCCTTCGACGGGCACGTTAGTTACTGAGGCAGGCGCGCATGTTCTCACCAACAAAGACTACGACGGCGGCACCGCGTCCAACACGAGCCGACTCACCGTTCCTAAAAACACGCTAACAGCACTTCAGGGGCTAACTCGCAAAGAGGCAACGTTACTTTTTGCAAGTGACATTGGCAAGCTTTATGTTGACGATGGTACAAATTTGTCGGCGGTAGGTGCGGGCTCCGGCTCCATCAACTACTGTACGAATTCCGACGCCGAAGCTTCGACCTCTGGCTGGGTTACTTACGCCAACACCGCAGGGCCCGCACCGGTGACCGGCGCGGGCGGCTCGCCCAACATCACATGGACGCGCACGACGTCATCGCCGCTGGAAGGACTTGGCTCCTTTCTTCTCACAAAAGACGCAGTAAACCGCCAGGGCGAGGGCGTCGCCTTCGACTTCACGATTGCGCCTGCGGACCTTGGGAAACAGCTCACCGTTTCGTTTGTCTCGCAGAGCAGCTCCGGCTACGTCGCAAACGACGTTCTCGTCTACGTCATCGCAGACCCTTCTGGAACGCCGGAGGTCATTCAGCTTACACCCGCCGGCATTCCGAAGGCCGACAGCACCGGCGGCGCTCTTTACACAGGCACGTTCCAGGCTGGACCCACGGCCACGAGCTATCGGCTGTGCTTTCATGTCGCGACCACAAGCGCTTCGGCCTACACGCTGAAAATCGATCGCGTCTCCATCGCTCCGTCTCCGGTGGCATTCGCTGCCGCGGTGACGGACCCAACGCCCTACACGCCAACCCTCAACTCAAACACCGGCGTTGCAGCCAATAACGCCCGCTGGTGGCGCGCTGGGCGTTACATGATGATTGAAGGGGCCGTGCGCTATAGCGGCACGGGCGCGGCCAGCACCTTCACCGTCGCGCTGCCTGCTGGATATTCGATCGATGATTCAATCGCTTTCGATGGCAACGATGGCATTAGCCAAATTCTAGGCTTCTGGGGTTGGTACGACGATTCGGGCTCGGCCGCGTCTCGTGGCGGTTATGCACGCCGCAACAGCGCGACCGCGGTCTCGTTCATCCGAAACGACACGTCGAACCCGGTCGATTCGAGTGCGTTCGCAAACAACGACCGCGTCACCTATCAGCTTCGCATTCCCATCGCAGGCTGGGGCTCGAACGTTCAGATTGGAAGCTATGATGGGCGGACGGTTGTTGCGCGCTATCGGCAGGACACGCCGACCGGCTCACTCACCGCTGCGAA